AGTAGACCACACAGGCGTTTGGACTTTCACAGGGTCTATGATTAGGCAAGCAGAATTAGGTGTTCTTCCGAACTTAGGTCGTCTCCACAAGAACTTCGAAAAATAATTCTTGACAAAATCTCAGGCTTTTGCTATAATATATGATATTCTACGATTGGGAAAGAATTTTAAGAGCAAGTAGAGGTAATGCTTTCGACATTGTTACTATACTTAGAATCATTACTTACAAACTTACTCCTAAAAATTACTATGATTCTACATTTAAATTCTACGAACAGAAGTTTGGAGGGGCAAGTTTCCTAGTAAATCCGGAAGCTCTTCTCACCACAGGCAGAACGTATAGTGATAAAGAAGTTGCGGAGTATGCAGGTGTCGCATCCTGGCGCAACTACCATACGTTCAAAAGGTACGGAGACACCACACTAGATCTCATGCACTGTCCAGTGAGTGAGAACACAATTAAAAACAACAGACTGCTCGACATAATAGACAACAAAATTTACTTTATGTTTGAGGAGCCACAGGAGAATAAATATGGCTATTAGTTTTGGAAACACGAAAGGTTCTGCTCAAAAAGAGCGAATTGAAACTTACAACTTTGCTAACAAAGAGGATCACCGTATCCGTCTAGTCGGGGACCTGCTTCCTCGCTATGTTTACTGGATCAAGGGCGAAAACAACAAGAACATTCCGATGGAGTGCCTTGCCTTCGATCGTAATACGGAAACCTTTAATAACAAAGAGCCGGATCACGTTCGTGATTTCTTCCCCGATCTGAAGTGTGGCTGGGCATATGCCGTTCAAGCCATTGACTATAGTGATAAGACGATCAAAGTTGTAAACCTCAAGCGTAAGCTCTTTGATCAGATTCTTGTTGCTATGGAAGATCTGGGTAATCCTACCGATACTGAAACTGGTTGGGACGTTGTATTTAAGCGTTCTAAGACTGGTCCCCAGGTATTCAACGTAGAATATAATCTTCAGGTGCTGAAGTGCAAGCCCCGTCCTCTTGAGGATTGGGAGCGTGATATGATTGTAAATCTAAAGTCGATGGACGACGTTCTTCCTCGTCCGACGGCAGATGCACAGCTCGAGCTGCTTCGTAAGATCACCTCGGGTGGCGCTTCTGAAGAAGAAATTTCTGACGAGTTTGATGTTGCATGATCCTATTTACAGCGGACTGGCACATAAAACTGGGACAGAAAAATGTTCCTGTAAGTTGGGCGTGTGCTCGTTATAAGCTGTTCTTTGACCAAGTTAAAACTCTAGAAAGTAAATGCGACTTGCATATTATCGGAGGGGACTTGTTTGATCGAGTCCCTTCTATGGATGAACTTACTCTTTATTTTGACTTTGTAGAGGGTGTGCAGATTCCTACGATTATTTATGATGGAAATCATGAAGCAACTCGTAAAAATAAAACTTTCTTTAGTAACTTAAAACGAGCAACACAACAAGTTAATAAGTTAGTTCAAGTTATTGACGACACCTATGTAGATGCTGAAAGAGGCTTTACTATTTTGCCGTACTGTGAGCTGCACAAACCTAATGCTATCGAAAGTATCAATACACCAGTATTGTTTACTCATGTGCGAGGCGAAATTCCTCCTCATGTAAGTCCCGAAGTAGATCTAGAAAGGTTTGACAAGTTTAAAGCAGTATTTGCTGGCGACTTACACGCTCATGAAAATACGCAAAGAAACATTGTGTATCCTGGCAGCCCGATGACAACTTCGTTTCATAGAAACCAAGTCCGAACGGGTGCTTTGCTAATTGACGATGATTGGTCCTGGACCTGGGAACAGTTCCATCTTCCGCAGCTAATTCGGAAAACAGTGACTAATCCTGATGATATGATTCCGACAGAATTTGACCATACTATCTACGAACTGGAGGGTGATGTACAAGATCTTGCAAAAGTCAAAAACACTGACCTTCTGGATAAGAAAGTTGTAAAACGAGAAGTAGAAGCTACGTTAAATTTAACATCGGAAATGTCAATTGCAGACGAGCTTTCGATTTACCTGAAAGACATTCTAAGTCTTGATGATGCGAAAGTAAGTAATATACTTGGGGTATACAATGATTACGCTGCGAAAGCTAACTTGGGATAACTGTTTTTCTTACGGCGAGGGTAACGAGTTGCGTCTTGATGACGCGACTCTTACTCAGCTTGTAGGAACTAATGGCGTAGGAAAATCCTCAATTCCGCTCATTCTTGAAGAAGTTCTCTTTAACAAGAATAGTAAGAATGTGAAGAAAGCTGATATTGCAAATCGCTACGTTAATAAAGGGTACGATATTACTCTTGACTTTAGCGTAGATGCTGACGACTACACTATTTCTGTAACTCGTCGCGGAAATATCAAGTGCAAACTCACAAAGAATGGAGAGGATATTTCTAGTCACACTGCTATCAATACCTACAAAACTTTGGGAGAGATTCTAGGTATTGATTTTAAAACTTTTACACAGCTTGTGTATCAGAATACAAACACTAGTTTACAGTTTCTGACTGCTACCGATACTAATCGCAAAAAGTTTCTGATTGATCTTCTGAAACTTGATGGGTACGTTGAACTCTTTGAAATGTTCAAAGAAGCAGTAAAGAACACTACCAGTGAGCTTTCTTCTCTGGAAGGGAAAATCAGTACTGTTCAAAAGTGGTTGTCAAACAATAAATTGGAGACTACTACTCTATATGAGAAGCTAAATCTTCCAAAAATCTCGGAAGATGACGAACAATCTTTACGTTCGTTACAACTAGAAATTGAAAATATCTCTGAGAAAAATCGAAAAATAAATACTAATAATCAACTTAAACAGCAGTTAAAATCAATTGATTTGGAACATTACCAAAAAATTGTAGAAGAACTTCAATGTGAAAAGGACTTAAGCACGCATCAGGTAGCCATTGGTAGTTGGAAATCTGAGGAAACTCGATTTAAGGCTGAAATGGCGAAATACAAGAAGCTGCTAGATATTCCTAATGCTATCTGCCCTACTTGTGAGCAGCCTATTACTGAAGTCAAAGTTCTAGAAGAACACGACAAATGGGCAGCAAAGTGTTTGGAAGCTGTAGAGAATCTAAACAGATACAAGGGAGAGTTAGAGGTTCTAAAAAATGAAAATGCGTTATATCGGGAAGCAGCCCAAAAAATTACAGAATGGGAAAATCTCTACAGAAGTGTTGACTCTGGACTCCCATCAGCAGTACTTGACAAGCAAGAACTCGAAAACAAAGTGGCAACGATTCGTAGTCGCATTCAAAAAGCGCGTTCAGAGCTTGAAGAAGTCATTGCCGAAAACGAGAAAAGAGAGCGGCACAACACTAAAGTAGGCATCATTCTAGAACAAACACAAGAGTTTGAAAACGAGTTAAAAGAACTGCAAACTTCTCTAAAAAGCTTAGAGCAGGAAGCAAATGTTCTTGAAGTTCTCAAAAAAGCGTTTAGTACGAACGGACTTCTCGCGTATAAAATCGAGTCTCTTGTCAAAGAACTAGAAGAACTTACAAATGTATATTTGACTGAGTTTAGTGATGGTCGCTTTAGTATTAACTTTGTTGTAGAAAACGATAAGTTGAATGTAGAAGTAACCGATAACGGGAAGCCTATTGACATTCTTGCTCTTTCAAGCGGTGAGCTTGCTAGAGTAAATATTGCTACACTTGTAGCGATTCGTAAGTTGATGACTTCAATTAGCCGCAGCCAGATTAATGTACTCTTTCTAGACGAAGTTAATCAGGCTCTTGATGAAATGGGCAAAGAAAAAGTTGTGGAGATTCTTCTTCAGGAGGACTCTCTGAATACTTATCTCGTTTCTCACGGCTGGACGCACCCGCTGCTAGAGAAGATTGAAATTATTAAAGAGGATAATATAAGTAGACTAAATGGTTAATTCGAGACAAAAAGGAAGGAAGGGCGAGCATCTAGTGCTTGATCTTCTAAACAGAGTAACGCAACGAACATTTGAACAAACACCAGGCTCCGGCTCTGGTAAAATCAAAGGAGATCTTTATCTACCTCATAAGAAAAATGTTTTCCTTATAGAAGTTAAATTCTACAAGGACGATGCTCTGACCTCTAAAATCTTTACCAGTAAGTCTAATCCATTCGTACAGTGGTGGTCGAAAACAGAAAAGCAGGCTCTAGAATCAACCCTAGAGCCTCTTCTCTTTTTCAAAGCAAATTACGGACAGATTTTTGTAGCAACACAAAGAAAGCCAGAAAAAGTACCTTATTTTTATATTTCCTGGCTAAACGTATATGTTTGTCTAGCTGAGCCTTGGCTAGAGAACGAGAAAGTGGAATGGAGTTATGGCAAAATCGTTTACCGACCTTGGGACACTCCCACAGACGACGAACTTATTGATAGTTGACGGTCTGAACCTGGCGTTTCGCTGGAAGCATCAGAAGAAAGAGTTTTTCAAAGTTGAGTTTGTAAAAACAGTTGAAAGTCTAGCAAAGTCTTACAACTGCGGTAATATTGTAGTGCTTGGAGACGGTGGTAGTGAGTACCGAAAGAACATCGACCCTGAATATAAAGCACATCGAAAAGAGAAATATGCAGATCAGACTGAGGAAGAAAAAGCAGAGTTTCTTCAGTTTCTAAGTGAATTTGAAAAAGCACTTGATATGTGCAGAGATAAAAATTACTCTGTGCTAAAGTACCAAGGAGTAGAGGCAGACGATATTGCTGCTGTACTCTGTCTAAATAAAGAAGAACTTGGCTATGAAGAAATCTGGTTGATTAGCTCTGATAAAGACTGGGATCTTCTAGTAACAGAGAACATTTCACGGTTCTCTACTGTGACACGCAAAGAAACAACGCTTGGCAACTGGGATGAACATTACGACTTTGATCCAGAATATTATTTAACATTTAAGTGTCTAACTGGAGACAAAGGTGATAACGTTCCTGGAATCGCAGGCATCGGCCCAAAACGAGCAGCATCAATTATTCAAGAGTATGGCGACGTTTTTGACATTATGTCATCGTTACCTCTAGAAGGTCGGCACAAATTCATTGAAAACTTAAACGAATTTGGCAAAGATAATCTAGAAAAGAATATTCTGCTTATGGATTTGACTTATGATCCTGATGCTGCCGTTCTCGGCCATAGTGAAGAAATATTGGAAAAGGTAAAAAATGCTTAAACTTGACTATAGTAGAGATAGTTTACTCGACGAGTTTGCAATTGCAACTCTGCGAGATCGGTACATGATAGAAGGAGAAACTTCTCCTCAAGAAGCATTTGCTCGTGCTGCAATGGCTTTTGCAGATGATGAAGCTCATGCTCAGCGGTTGTATGATTATGCAAGCCAGCTTTGGTTTATGTTTTCTACTCCTGTACTTTCTAACGGTGGAACGCAACGCGGTCTGCCGATTAGTTGCTTTTTGAATTATGTGGACGACAGCCGAGAGGGTATCACCGAGCACTATGTAGAAAATGCCTACCTTTCTTCCTTTGGCGGAGGAATTGGAGGCACCTGGAGTGAGGTTCGTTCTCAAGGGACTAAGACTTCTAAAGGGTCTGAATCTACTGGTATCATTCCCTTCATTGGAGTTGTTGATAGAGAAATGCTAGCGTTTTCTCAGGGGGTCACGCGCAGAGGCAGCTACGCTGCATACTTGCGCATGGATCACCCCGAGATTGAGGAGTTTTTAGATGTTCGTAAACCAACTGGTGGTGACCACAATCGCAAGTCTACTAATCTTCATCACGGTGTGGTTATACCTGACCGTTTTATGGAGCTAATTCATTCTGCTACTAGAATGGATAACTTTGATGATAGTTGGGATCTGGTTGATCCTCACACTAAACGAGTAGTAAAGACGGTAAGTGCTCGTGCGCTTTGGGTGAAACTTCTTCAGAATCGTATGGAGACTGGCGAACCTTACCTGATGTTTGAAGATGCAGTTCAATCTAATCTTCCCGAGTTTCAAAAGAAGCTGGGACTAAAAGTGCATCACTCGAATCTTTGTTCGGAAATTACACTTCCGACAAATGAGGAGCGTACAGCAGTCTGCTGTCTCTCGAGTGTAAACTTGGAGTATTTTGACGAGTGGAAAAATGTTCCTTCGTTTATTCCTGATCTAGTTCGGATGCTTGACAATGTTCTTGAGTACTTTATTGATAATGCTCCAGACTCGATGTATCGCTCCAAGTTTAGTGCTATGCGTGAGCGTTCAATTGGATTGGGTGCAATGGGCTTCCACGCATATCTTCAGCGCAATGACATTGCTTTCGAGAGCGTACCCGCTGCTGCTATGAACAATATTATGTTTAAGCATATTAAGGATCAAGCAGTAGATACGACTCGCAAACTTGCTGTTGAAAGAGGTGCTTGCCCAGACGATTCGACTTGTACTGTGCGTAACGCTCATTTGCTTGCTATTGCTCCTAATGCAAGTAGCAGTATTATTTGCGGAAATACTTCTCCGAGTATTGAACCTTTCCGAGCAAATGCGTTTACTCAGAAAACTAAATCTGGGTCTAATCTTCACAAAAATAAATTTTTGAAGAGAGTGCTAGAAAAACATGGAGAAGATAACGACACTACTTGGAGAAGTATCGTTACTAATAAAGGAAGCGTGCAGCATTTGTCATTCCTTTCAGAGCACGAGAAGAATGTTTTCAAAACTGCCGTAGAAATTAATCAGTCTTGGTTGATTGAGCACGCAGCAGATCGACAGCAGTTTATCTGCCAGTCTCAAAGTCTAAACTTATTCTTTCCGCCGGATGTGAATAAGATTGACTTGCATAACATTCATATGCTAGCATGGGCTAAAAATCTCAAGACTCTATATTACCTACGAAGCGAAGCTATCTCCCGTGCAGATAATGTCTCTTCGCAAGCAAAGAGAGAAATTATCTTTGAGCAACAGGAGTGTCTAAGCTGTGAAGGTTGATATTTACGGTAAAGAAAACTGCTCTTACTGCACCGCTGCCAAAAATCTGGCAGCGGCTCGCGGTCTGGAGTATACTTATAAGCAGTTAGACTTAGACTATGGATGGGATGTTTGGTTAAAATTTTTTCCAACTGCTAAATCCTTTCCGCAAATTATGATTGATGGCGAAGCCATTGGTGGATTTGAAGATTTCAAATCTTTTCTGGAGAATCATTCGTGAGCCTTCTAGCCGAAAGAAACTATTATAAGCCTTTTGACTATCCGTGGGCGTTTGAAGGATATAAAAAGCAACAACAAATGCACTGGCTTCCTGAAGAAGTCCCTCTGCAAGATGATGTGCGTGATTATAGAGAAAAACTGAGTCCTGAGAACCGTCGTCTAATTGACAATATTTTTCGCTTCTTTACTCAAGCAGACGTAGATGTTTGCTGTGGGTATGCAAAGCATTATCTGCCCACATTCAAAGCTCCCGAGCTGCGGATGATGCTAGCAAGTTTTGCTGCTATGGAAGCTGTTCATCAAGAGGCATACTCTTTGCTTCTTGAAACTCTTGGTAAAGAAGCAGAAATGTACCAGGAGTTTATGAATATTCAGGAAATGGTAGAAAAGCACGAGTATCTTAGCAACTTTAGTATGAAAGATCCTCATAACATTGCTAAGACTCTAGCCGTATATTCTGGATTTACAGAGGGTGTGCAGCTATTTAGTAGTTTTGCTATTTTGCTGAATTTTCCTCGACACAATCTAATGAAGGGTATGGGTCAGATTGTTACCTGGTCCATTCGTGACGAGTCTCTCCATGTAGAGTATGTGTCTAAAGTATTTAGACAATTTATTGCTGAGCATCCCGAGATCTGGACGGATGCACTCAAGTATGAGATCTACTGTGCAGCAGAGCGAGTAGTAGAACTAGAGGATAAATTTATTGATGTATGCTTCGATAAAGCAAATATTCCAGATCTTACTGCAACAGAAGTTAAGGAGTATATCCGATACATTGCCGACAGGAGACTGCTGGGGCTCGGAATGAAGAATATTTTCCGCTCTACGGAAAATCCTCTTCCTTGGATTGACTATCAGCTTAATGCTGTTGAACACACTAATTTCTTTGAGAACCGTGCTACTGAATACGCCAAAGCAAGCACACAAGGAAACTGGCAGGATATTTTTAAATGAGTAAAATTACAGTGGATAATGTAGACTATGACATTGCCAATCTTCAAGAAGAAGAAAAAGCAATTGTAGTTGCTATTAATAAGTGTGATGAAGAACTAGAAAAACTGAATCATATGTATGCTATTTTGAGCACTGCTCGACAAGCATATGTTAATGATCTTGGATCGAGGTTGAACAAAGAAGAGTTCAAATGAGACTATTTGTAGGGTTTGAGGAAAAACATCCTGAAATGTTTCAAGTATGCAGAGAGTCTATTGTTAGACACAATCCGCATATTAAAGTGCTTCCTCTAGTCAAAAATGAACTGAGCTGCTACTCTCGTCCTTTTGAGGGCGAGAGTACAGACTTTGCTTTTACCCGCTTTCTAGTTCCGCATCTTTCAAACTATAAAGGTGTCTCCATCTTTTGTGATGGAGATTTTTTATGGCGGTGTGACCCTGAAGAGTTACTCAACTATGTACATCGTGGAAAAGCAGTATCTGTAGTTAAGCACCCTATTCTAGTTACTGAATCCCATAAAAAGATGGACGATAAAACAAATCGTCCTTACCCTAAGAAGTACTGGTCATCTTTAATGGTATTTAATAACTCTCTTTGCAGAGATCTAACTCCAGAAGTTGTAAATACTGCAAAAGCAGGGTGGTTACATAGACTAAGTTGGGCAAACGGTATCTCTGAGATTCCCGCAACCTATAATTATTTAGTCGGATACTATGGATTTGCTAACCCTAAAGTTGTACATTTTACAGATGGCGGACCTTGGTTACCAGAGTATAAAAATGTAGAGTATGCTTCAGAATGGCTTTCAATCTATGACGATATTTACAAATAAAAACATAATTTTAGTAGGAAACTCTGTAGAGTTACTGCACCATAACTTTGGAGAGTTTATTGATAGTCATGATATGGTTATTCGACTAGGAAAAGGTGCAAAAATAGAAGGACATGAGGAACACATAGGTAAAAAACTAAATGTATGGGCTACAGGATTTCTAAGAGAGCCTATGCATAATAGTAGAATATTTAAGAATATTCCTATTTTGCTAAATAGAAATAGAATGTCAATAGACGTTCCTAGAAAACATAAGATGAAGGGAAAAGATGTAACCGAAATGTTTTCTGATAAAGAAATTTTAGCTTTTGATGAAGAATTTGGGTTTGATCGAGGCCCTGGACAGAGACTTTCTAACGGCTTAATCACAATTCTTTACTTTACTAGAAAAGAAACTAGTTGGAAATCTTTTACAATTATTGGTTTTGATTGTTTTTCTAAATCGCTGTCATTTAAAGTGGGAGAAGCAAAGCCGTATAGTTGGCATATGCCTGCAAATACAGTTTCGTGGCACCCTCACGATGGCAAGAAAGAAAGAGACATTATACTCAGCGAATCAAGTAAGTTTGAAAACTTCAACTGGGTAGTGCTCTCGGACTTTACTAAGCAGGAGATCTTTTGAGATTTATTCTGTTTTTCTTCCCTTTCTTAACTGGCTGTACCAATTGGGCAGCCAGCATCTCTGTAGATGACCCCTTCTTCGACCCTTACGGACGCTCCGTCCCAAAACAATGTAGCCTCGACACTGTTTCCAATGCCGAGGCTACTTGTGCAGTTTTTCTAAAAATTACTAAGAAGATTTAAGCTTTACCCATCAAATACTGAGCTTCTAGAGCTTTTCGTAGAAATCTTTTTTGTTTCATAGATTTCGTAATGATAAGCTCATTTAGACCTGCATACCTAATATTAGTAGGAATTTTATCAATTAACCGCTCATAAGGCTCAAACGGAGTTGCCATGTAACTCAATGTAGGAGTTAGATGAAATAATCCCGCTATCAATACGGCGTGATGATTTAGAGCATAGCATCTTCTTAAAAGCAAGTTATGATTCAAACAATCTTTAGGACCAATTGCTTCCTTTCTAATAAGCTGATCTAAGTGCCCTGAGAAGTACACAGGAGCAACTGAGTAGGGTCGAGCTTTAATTGCTCCAAACATAGCCTCATTAGAAGCACTCATAATAAAAGAATCTTCGTCACTGTAGTAGGTAAAGTCAGGTTTTTGTTGACGACGCCACTGACCTCCAATGAAAAACTCTTTCATCGGAATTTTCAAAAACTCTCTCCAATTTAGCATGAAGAACTTGTGATTCTCTTGTTTTTCTGTATCCATTCCAAGCATTTTATAATACTTACCGTAAGTAGGGTGCTTTAGATACATAAAATTCTGAGCAAATGCAGCAACTTTTTTGTTTGCATTCATCCATTTCAGAGTAGGAATTTGTCCAGAGTCTACTGTAGGTTGAATAAATAGAGTAGTTCCTGTAGTAGTAAAAATTACTCTATCAATATCGTTTTCTTTATTCCACCATTCTTTTCTAAATTGAACGACAAGTCTTGCTTCGATATTTCTAATATTAGCACTTGCCATACTGCTCCAAGGAGTTTTACGAATGTCTACTCTAGGAAAAGATTTCTTTGCCCAGTCATGTAGGGGTTTCATTTGCTCCCATAGAGCCGAAGGGGTATAAAGATGTAGATGAAAGTCATCCTCCTTATCTAGCAAGGATGCAATAGTCCAAGGAATAAACGGTCCATGAGTAAGTACGACTATATGTAACATTATACTATTTTATACTCCCAAAAGTTTGACAAGTATCTTTCTAGCCTTTCTTCTGCATCTAAATCAAAGTTAAATACAATGCCAGAGCGATTACTTGATAAAATTTGCTTTAACGCAGTTCTAGAGCCTTGCTTTCTATTTGCAATTGCTCCATAAAGAGAATCATACGTTACAAGATTCTTTTCTCGCTTTGTTCTAGGTATAGCTACTGAAGTAATTTCTTTACCTAATAAAAGAGCGGCAATTCCCATCTCACTATTTGGACAGATTGCTATTTGTTCTGCCCCTCGTAATAGTGCATATCCATCATCTTTTTTACCATAGACTGCTCTACTACCATATTCTTCTTTCATTTTTGCAATCCAAATATGCGCGGTAATTGGATGCGGTTTAATTTTCCATCCTTGCTTTACTAATTCTTTTATTCTAGCCCAATTAATCAAATCTTTATGCATCTGATTAGATCCAGGTAAGAAAATAATTTTAGGATGTGTTTCTACTTGCTTCGTTAAAATATATTTATTTTCTAGATTATTAATAATTTTATTAACTCTGTCCTCGTCTACCTCTGGATTTTCTTCCACAATAGAATGAAGAACTTTATCATTAATAACTATACTATTAACTCTACAGTAAATTCCTTTTCCTAAAAAATCAGTATACAAGAAACTTCTGATAGTATGTAACTCATTTGTATTAAACCAAAGATCGTACTGAAAAGGCGCTCCTCTAAAAGTTTCTGGAATAATTCTTCTTTTTAATACTTGAAGATCAGAAAGCTGTTCTTTTGGACGCATACTGCTACCAGATTTCATATAATGAGTTGGAATATCTCCAAGTTCCTCATTAATTGACATTGCTTCCAATTTATTCTTCGGTTTTATTTGTTTCGTCATTTTCAAATGCTCTAATAGAAAGGCGAGTAACTTGTTCTTCTAGATCACGAAATCTTTCTTCGTATTCTTGCAAAGTATCAAATACTGCTGCCATTACTCCTTCAAGTTTTCTATTAATATGATCAGGTGTTACGTTTTTATCAGTTTTAAATTGCTGCTCTGCCATAAATTAACTCCACTGGCTTCCATCCCAAAAAGAAGCACCATAGTCGGCAAGACTAGATACTTCGGTGTCAAAAATTGTTCCTACAGCTGCTGCGGTAATTCTTTCAAAGATAATCGTAATTGTTTCCGTAGCAAAAGTTGTAAGATGATCTGTAGTAATTGTAGTGTCTGTAGTTCTTGTAGTCAAGAACGTAGTTGTTGTACTTCTGTCTGTTCCGAATACGGACGTTGTAAGTCTGGTTGTTTCAAATGTGCTAACAGTATCTCGGGTTGTTTCAAACACTGTTGTAGTAGTTCTGTCTGTAAGAGTAGCTCTAGAACTAATTACATTTGTTAAATATGCTGTTTCGAACGTTGTTGTTCTCGCAGTATTTGTATTTACCGCAAAAGTTGTTGTTCTACTAGTATTTGTAGACTGAGAAGTATTTGTATTTGCTGCAAATGTTGAAATTGCATCAAATAAGGTTACTGTCGCAGTATTTGTACCCAGAGAAGTATTAGTAGACCTGCTAGTTGCAGTGTCAATTCCAAAAGTTGTAATTGCTGCAAAAGTAGTAGCTGTTGCAGTATTTGTTCCTACTGTAGTATTTGTACTTGTAGTTGTATTGGTATTTGCTCCAAACTCTGTAATAGTATTAAACGTAGTAAGAGTTGTTGTATTTGTGCTTTGAGTTGTATTTGTGCTTGTGGCAGTGTTTGTACTCAAAGATGTATTTGTGTCTGCTGCAAACAGCGTAATTGTAGCAGTATTTGTACCCACCGTAGTATTAGTGCTGGTAGTAGTATTTGTGCCCAAAGACGTATTTGTATTTGCTGCAAAAAGTGTAACTGTAGCGGTATTTGTGCTTTGAGTTGTATTCGTACTTGTAGTAGTATTTGTACCCAAAGAAGTATTCGTATTTGCTGCAAACAGCGTAATTGTAGCAGTGTTTGTACTTTGAGACGTATTTGTTGCTGTAGCAGTATTTGTACCCAAAGAAGTATTCGTACTATCAGAATAGTTAGTAATAGTAGCAGTGTTTG